GACACGATACAGGACACAGACGGTAATAACATTATCAACGAGAATAGTAACACGATTACTATCGGTGCATCTGGTGACACGACAAATATTATTGGGACATTACAAAACAATGGTTCCGCTTTAGCTAGTGGAATTACAGAATTTGATATGTATAGATTAACAAGTAGTATAACGTCAGACACTGATCCAATACAATCAAATTTGGAAAGAGTTGATGATGCAACTTTTTCAAAAATTGGAACTGGTGTAACTAATTCGTCTGGTATTTTTAGTTTTCCATCTACTGGTTTGTATCAAGTTGGACATATTGGTCAAATTTATCCAGCAGCTAATGACACTGTAACATTTAATATATATGCTACAGCAAATGATGGAGGTGCTTGGGATCAAATCGTACAAAGTAATTTTTATTGTGGCTCTAGTAGAGCTTCTGGTAAAGTTACTAATTTCTCACTTGTAAATGTAACAGATGTATCAAACGTAAAAGTAAAATTTACAGCTGGTAGTTTTGCTAGTAGCACTAGCGAAATTAATGGTTCTACTGATTTTAATTACACTTGTTTTTTCTTTATGAGAGTAGGAGATAGCCAATGATAGATTATTTACAAAGTGCTTTAACAACTTTTAATGGTGGTATGTGGTATGGTTGGAAAACACATGATGATAATGGAAATAAAATTCCTAACTCTGAACGTATGCAATACAAGTACATCAAGATTATTAAAGATGGCGCAACTATGCCAACTGAAGCAGAAGTAAATGCAAAGATACAAGAATTAAAAGATGCTGAACAAGCAGCAATAGATAAAAAAGCCTCTGGTAAACAGAAGCTAAAAGATTTAGGATTGGACGACGACGAAATTAAAGCGTTGATGGGAGCATAATATGGCAATAACTAGATTAGGACCAAATACAGTAAATTTAACAAGCGCCGTTACAGGAACATTGCCAGTAGCTAATGGTGGAACTAATTTAACATCTGGATTTGTTAATGGAGCTCTTACTACTCCAGCATTTTCTGCTCAACTATCTGCAACGTTTAATGTTTCAGATGCAACTATGACTAAAATTCCATTAAATACAGAACTTCAAGACACAGATGATTGTTATGATAACTCATCAAATTATAGGTTTACACCTAACGTAGCTGGAAAATATTTTATAACTACATCTCTTCAAATGAGATGTGATACTTCAAATACAGTAGATGGAGTATTTGTAGAAATATATAAAAATGGAGCTTACGTAGCTAAAGCTGCTGAAGAAAACCAAAGTAGCAGACATTTTGGAAATCATTTAACTGTATCTAGTATTGTAACTATGAATGGATCAAGTGATTATGTTGAGGCTTATGCTTATATAGATGTTTCATCAGGACAAGCAACTGCTGCTGGTGACAAAAGATGTAACTTTAGTGGCTACAGATTATTAACAACATAAAATTAGGAGTTTAATAAATGCTCGGCCTGACTTCCATATCCGGTGCTCCATTATCGACATCGTTCTTTAACCCGAACGTTACTGTTAATGTAACTGGTAATGCACTAACTCTTTCAATTGGAAGTTCTTCTGCGTTAGCAGGAGCTTTTGTACAGCCAACTGGTAGTCCATTAACACTTGGCTTTGGATCATTAACAATAAGTGGTGCAGCCAATGTAACACCAGATCCTACACCATTAACTCTAGGTGTTGGCACAGTCACAGTAACAGCGGCAGCTAATGTTTCAGTCACAGGAAATCAATTGACCATTGGCACAGGAAGTGTTAGTATTACAGCGGCTGCAAACGTAACACCAACTGGTGTGCCGATGACGCTAACAGTAAAAGACGCGGGTATTATTACTTGGAACGACATTGACCCAGGAGCAACAATGGTCTGGACACCAATAGACCCGTATTAGGAGAATTATGGCATCAAGTTTTTCAACAAATTCAAAACTAGAATTAATTGCAACAGGTGAAAAAGCAGGTCTTTGGGGCACGATCACTAATACAAACTTACAGATTCTAGAACAATTATCTTCAGGTTATCTATCAACAGCACAGTTAGCATCTGGAGATTTAACTTTAGCACTAGACAATGGTGCAACATCAAACGGTAAAAATCTATACATCAAACTAACAGGTACACTAGGTGCAAATAGAAATGTAACTATACCAGATGGCTCTGAAAGAATTATTGTATTTGAAGATGCAACAACAAGAGGTACATCTGCGTTATACACAATTACAGTTAAAACTGTATCAGGAAATGGAGTTGTATTACCTATTGGATCTAAATCATTAGTATATTCTGATGGCACAAATGTTAGTCTTGGAATTAGAAACAAAGGTTATGTAACTTTAAACTCTTCAACAATAACTGCATACACTGCAGTAGATGGTGATCAAATATTTGCAAACACAACAGCTAACCCAATTACTGTAACTTTACCTGCATCACCAGCAGTAGGATCAGAGGTTACGTTTATTGATGCAAGAGGAACGTTTAACTCTAACAATTTGATTGTAAACAGAAACAGTCAACCAATAAATACAGGTACATCAAACCTAACACTAGATACTAACGGTCAAGCTTTTACATTAGTATATGTGGATGCAACAAGAGGCTGGGCTTACAAAACTAACACGGCATAAGGAGCACGGATCATGGCCCTTATTGAATATAGCTTTCTACCTGGAATAGATAAACAGGATACAACTGCAGGTGCAGAAAATAGATGGATAGATTCTGACAATGTTAGATTTAGATATGGTCTACCAGAAAAAGTAGGTGGCTGGTCTTCTTTAATATCAGATAGTATTACCGGTGTTGCAAGAAAACTTCATGCATTTGTTGATTTAAATGGTAATAGATACGTTGCAATAGGAACAGATAAATTTTTACTTTTATATTTTGAAGGACAATTACATGACATCACACCTTTAAAAGCTACATTAAGTTCTTCTACGATCGCAACTACCAATGCTTCAGCTGTTTGCACAATAACAACTTCTACATCACATAATTTAGAACCTGGAGACATTGTTCTATTAGACAGTGTTACATTACCAGGTGGTACAGGTTTTAGTGCATCAGATTTTGAAGATAAATTATTTCAAGTAACTTCAGTTCCTTCACCTACAACTTTTACAATCACACAAAGTAGTAATGCTGGAGCTACTGTTTCTACGGGTGGAAGTATTGCGGTCAAGCCTTATGAAAAAGTTGGACCAGCAGCACAATCTTATGGTTATGGTTTTGGTATATCACAGTGGAACGGTTTAGTTCCTGGAGCTGCAACATCTACATTGAATGGATCATTAAGTGCTAACTCTGCAGGTACAGGTGGTGTTGGTACAAATGTTACATTGGCATCTACAGCTAACTTTAGTTCTGCTGGTAGAATATTGGTAGAAAACGAATTAATATCTTATGCTTCTATTTCATCACCAAACTTACAAACCATTGTAAGAAATGTTGATGGCACAGATAATGCAGCGCACAATACAGGAGTAACAGCAACAGATGCTACAAATTTTTCTGATTGGGGTGAAGCAGTATTAGCATCAGAAGTAACTCTTGAACCAGGTCTTTGGTCATTAGATAATTTTGGTCAAGTATTAATTGCAACTATTGCAAATGGTAAAACATTTACATGGAATGCAGGTGCAGCAGCACCTTTAACTACAAGAGCATCTACAACGACATCTGGTTTTGCTACAGGAAATAATCCAACTGCATCAAGAATTACTTTAGTATCTCCAACAACTAGACACTTATGTCATTTTGGAACTGAAACAACTATTGGAGACACAACAACACAAGATGATATGTTTATAAGATTCTCCGATCAAGAAGATATAAATGACTATACAGTGACTTCAATAAATACTGCAGGAGATTTTAGATTACAAGATGGTACAAAAATAGTTGGCGCTGTTAAAGCAAAAGAAACAATTTTAGTATTTACAGATAATGCATTGTATACAATGAAATTTGTAGGTGCTCCTTTTACATTTAGTTTTGAACAAGTTGGTACAAACTGTGGATTAATAGGTAAGAATGCAGTTGTTGAAGTAGATGGTAGTGCATTCTGGTTATCTGCGAATGGTTTCTTTATGTTTGATGGTACTGTTAAATCATTACCGTGTAGTGTAGAAGATTTTGTATACGATAATTTTGATACTACAAAAGGACAACAAGTTGTGGCGGGTATAAATAATTTGTTTACAGAAGTTATTTGGTATTATCCATCGTCAAGTGCAAGTTACAATGACAAATATGTTGTTCTTAACTATGGTGAAGCTATGAAAAACGGTGTTTGGTATACAGGTACTGAAGCAAGAACTTCCTGGATTGATGCAATTGTATATCCTAAACCTTTTGCAACTAAATATGATGCATCAAGTAACGGCACGTTTCCAGCAGTTGTAGGTCAAGATGGTTTAGGACAAACTAAATTTTTTGAACACGAAGTTGGCACGGATCAAGTTAATGAAGATGGGTCTACTACAACAGTTACATCTTTTGTAAAATCATACGATATAGATTTAGAGCAAAGGCAAAGAAATAGACAAGGTCAACAGATAGGTCTTAAATTAGCAGGTGAAGTTTTTTTAGCAATGAGAAGATTTGTACCTGATTTTAAAACACTAACAGGTAATGCAAAAGTAAGTTTAGGTATTAAAAGGTATCCTCAACAATCAGATACAACAACTAGTTTAAGTCCCTTTACAATTAATTCAACAACCCTTAAAAAAGACACTAGAGCTAGAGGAAGATTCATAAATGTTAAAATTGAAAATGATGATAGTGGTGAATCTTGGAGATTTGGCACACTTCGTTTAGATGTACAACCAGATGGTAGACGATAATGACAAAAATTAATATAAGAATACCCGAACCAAAAATAGAATACGATGTATCTAACCAAAAACAAATTAACAGAGCTTTGACTATTATGAAGGATCAATTAAATTCTACATTTTTAGATGAAGTAAAACAGGAGCAAGAGAGATTCTCTTGGTTTATAGGTGGCTAATATATATAAAAATGCAAAGGTAGATTTTACTACCACTGATAATACTACAGTTTATACAGTACCAGCTGGCTCTAGAGCTATCATAAAAAATATGATAGTATCAGAAGACTCTAATAATGCAGATAGTATATCTGTTACAATAACAGATGCATCTAGTGCTATATTTAGTGTGTTTAAAGATAAGGCTATTTCTGCAAAAGCAACTGTTGAATTAATAACTCAACCAATTATACTGCAGGAAAGCGAAATATTAAAAGCACAAGTTGCAACAGCAGATAGGCTACATATGGTTGTATCATTATTAGAAATAAATAGGGATTAATATGTCATTTATAGAAACAGAAGCATCATACAGAATAGAAGTAATAAACGGTAAACCAGTAAAGATTATTACACCTCAAACAGAGGTTACATTAACTAATATGAAAACAGGACAAGAGTATAATTCAGACGCAGAGGCTATGCAAGATGTACAAAATCCTGAAACAGAGACAGTAGCTGACGATATTAAGAGAGATGTTAAGGTAATCGTAGAAGCTTTACCACTTGGAGGACAGACAAAACTGTAGTATAATAAATTATGGCGATTTCAAGAATGCAACAACCCAGACAGAATTACGGACTAGGAAGCTTTGTTAAAAAGCTCACTAGAAAAGTAACTAAACCATTTACAAAAGTAGCTAGAAAAATAGTACCAAAAGAAATAGCAGGTATCATGAGAACAGCTGCACCTTTTTTGCCACCAGGATATAGAGAAGCAGCATACCTGTTGGGCACAGCAAAACAAACAGGTAGAATTAGTCCAACGGATTTAGCATTAGCTGCTTTACCCACAGTAGGAAAAATTCCTTTTGGACAAAGTGAAGCTAGTCTTTTTGATAGAATAGGTGGCATTGAAGTTCCATTTACAAAAGGTCAGCTTGGTGGAAGAAAAGATTTAAAAGAATTATTAGTCGGGGGAAGATTTGCTAGTGATGATAAAACCAGAACCATAAGCACAGAAGGTCTTTTTGGTAAAGGTGGTGAACAGTTTAGAGTTGGAGATGGTAATGTTGGTATCTTTGACACTAAAGCAGGACAAAAATTATTTGGCACACCTTTGAAAGATAGCAAAGGAAACATAATACCAGGACAATTTAGACCAAGCTACACCAAAATAGGAGCACAAGCATTAACTATAGGTGATTTTATTAATACACAAAAACAATTAGAAAAATTAAATGAAGGAGCTAGTGACGTAGTCGAAGAAACAGCAGGTGGTGGTGTAACTGACTCTGAAGCTTATCAAAAATTTTTAGCACAATTAGCTGCATTAAATCCAGAAGCATTTAGAATTCCTGAAAGACTTAGATTAACTGCTAAAGGTGGTGGTTTAATGAGAACTAACTTTGCAATGGGTAGTGATGATGATCCAAAACCATTACCAGAAGACCCAACTAAACCTATAAATCCTTTTGGACCAAAACCAATTAAACCATTAGGTGACATGAAGATGGCTGGTATGGATAGAAAAATGGCAGCCCAAATGTTAGCAGATGAATTAGCTGAACAAGAATTTGGCATGGATTTTTATGACCTTGATATACGAACACAAATAAAAATATATCAAGTAGCATTAGATATGATTGATGAAGGAGGTGGTAATGCCATGGGTGGACTACCAAACGATAGAACAAATTTTGCTCTTGGAACAAGGCCCACGGCTCAAGAATCTGGTTTAGGAGGGCTTCCAATTGAGGCAGATATGAGGTATACTGGTGGCTTCATGCCATACGGTGCAAAAGAAAAAGCCGATGACGTGCCTGCTAGATTAAGCAAAAACGAATTTGTATTTACTGCTGATGCTGTGAGAGCAGCAGGTGGTGGTAGTGTTCAAAAAGGTGCACAAAAAATGTACAACACTATGAAACAATTAGAAGCAAAACCTGAAGCGAAAGGGATGATGGCATAATGGCTGAAAACGTAACACAAACAACGATAACACAAGCACCAGAATATTTACAACCGGGTATAGAAAAATTTTTAGATCTTTCAGCAGCACAAGCTGGTGATGCTATTGATACATCAAAATTTGCACCATCAGTTGTAGGACTTGGAGCATTACAACAACAAGCACAACAACAAGCAGCAACACAAGCTGGTCTTGGTACATTACAATTTGATCCAACAACAGGTGCAGTGTCTGGTGTATCTGGTCAAGGTGTTGCAGGATTTCAACCTTTTTTACAAGCAGCTCAAGATTTAACAAGTCCAACTGCTTTTCAACAATTTGAATCACCATATCAACAAGCTGTTAGAGATGCTACATTACAAGCATTTGATGAACAAGCTGCTGGAAGACAACAACAAATAGCAGACAGTGCAGTTGCGATGGGTGCATTTGGTGGAGGAAGAGAAGGAGTTCAAAGAGCAGAGTATCAAAGAAAATCTGACATGGACAGAGCTTTATTACAAGCACAATTAAATCAAGCAGGATTTACACAAGCACAAGATTTAGCTTCACAAGCGTTTACCAGACAACAAGGATTAGCACAATTACAACCACAATTAGCAGCACAAAACATAGGAATATCATCTGGACTAGGGCAACAAGATCTAGCATTTAGACAAGCTGTTCAAGATGCACAGGCACAAGCAAATCAAATGGCTGCATTTGAGCCAATTAATAGATTAGCAAGATTTGGACAAGGATTGACTGGTGTAGGTGGTGGACTTGGATCTGTACAGACTATGACAGGACCAGCGATGCCTCAACAAAGTCCATTGGCAGGAGCGATAAATACAGGTATAGGAGCATTTACATTAGGTAAATTGTTTGGATAATGAACTATAAAGTAATGAAAAGACCTATGTTTAAATTAGGAGGCAAGGCTGCCTCTCAAGGTACAGGTATTACATCAGGTTTAGATGAGAAAGTAAACATGACGGAAGGCAGAGTAAATTATCAAACCGGACCTATGATTGGTGGTATGACTCAACAAGAATTTTTAGATGCAGATCCACAACAATTAAATTTAGCTTTGTTAAACATGAACAGAGAAGGCTTAGCTAATTTAGATAAATCAAGAGATTTGGTAAGACTACAAGCGTTAAGTAATCTTGCAACAAATGTATTACCTAATATTGAAAGCGGTGGTTTTACTGCTGTTACAGATTTTTTAAAAGACCCAATGACAACACAAGCTGCGGTCAGAGGTCTAACTGGTTTAAAACAGATTGACATAGCTAAAGATAAAATGGCTAAAGAAAATTTAGCCAAAGTAATATCAAATCAAATAGGTTTGAAAAAAGATGAACAAATGTTTGAATTTGGTAAAGAAAAATTTGAGTTTGAAAAACAAAAATATGAAGACTTATATGGTTTAAAACTTGATGAAATACAAATTAAAAGAGATCAATTAAATAAAGAAACTGATAGAGAATTAAGAGAAAGATTTGGTAGAGAAGCAGACGCTTTATTAGGACAATATAAAAGTATAGATCAAATGCCGCCTGAAATATTTGCTGAATATGAAAGAAAAAATAAAATTGCATTAGGACAAGGATTTAAAACTAAAGCAGAAGCTAAAATTGCAGCTCTAGATGCAGTAAGTAGAATTGCAGATGTAACGGATATTGGTTTTAAAAAATTTAATGAATTAGTAGAAGAATATGCTGCTAGTATATACTATGGTAAAGCTTTAGGTGATGCTATGGGTGGCACACCAACCAGAGTAAATAGAGCCATGGGTACACCTATGATGGGTGAGCAACCTATGAATCAAGGTATGGGTATGGCACAGACAACAAAACAAGATGTTGCTATGGAGACTCAAGGACAAGGCAATAATGTATATGCTATGTTAAGAGCTAGATTACCACAAGAAGTATCTGATGAAGTTGTAAAACTTATTGCATATAACAAAGAAGCTTTTGCAGATTTTGCAAGTATTAAAAACCAAGAAGACGTATCATCATTTAATGATAAATACGGCGTACAGTTAGTCATAGATGTGGCTACCGTTTAAGGAGGCACATGGAAGAAACACAAAGAAAACTATCCCCATTCTTACAAGGAGCTTTAGAGAAAGACGAGTCTGAAAGAAGTTTTCTAGAAAGAATGGCCGTAAATATTTACGGACCTATATTAGAAGCAGATGAAGATAGAAACAAACCGGCTGCTGTTTTAGATGAAAGTTACAAAGACTTTGTACAAACACTACCTGCAGATGTGCAGTTAGACATAGATAGATATTTAAATATATTTAGAAACAATCCAGAACCTGTAATAGAATTTATAGATGAATACAAAGACAAAGGGTATTCTGATTATTTTAAAGATAGTAAAAATTTTACAGACATCGCTGATAAAAAAGATTTAGGTAGATACGCAGATTTTAATTATCTTGGTGGTGGTGCATACGATGCATTATATAGAAAAGACGATGCAGGGGACCAGGCTAGAAAAAAAGTTATGGAATCTAAGTTTGTGCAATTGCAACTTGGACCTGGACATGGTTTATACACAGCTGCCAGAGGAACAGCAGAACTAGTAGCTTCACTATCAGATTTATATTTAGATACAGAAACATTAGACAATGTACAAAGAGCATTACCAGAGGTAGATCTTACTGATGTTTATGGTGATGATGCTGGTGGTGTTGCAAAGTTTACATCTATACTTACACAGTATGGTACAGGTTTTGCATTAGCACAAAAAATTGCAAAAAAATTAATTGGTAAAGCAACTAAAAATAAACTTGCACAGAAAACAGCACAGAAACTAGCTAAAACAAAAACAGGACAAGCAGGATTAAATCTTGCTAAGTTTGGTGGTTACTGGGTGTTACCTGGATTTGTAGCAGATACCACTGTGTCAGCAACAGGTCAAAAAAGTGTTGGGGATTTTTTTGGTGATCAACAAGGTAATATTTTAGAACAAGCATTAGCAACTACAAAATTAGAAAGTTTAGAAGGTATTCAAGATCCAAAAGAATATGCAGCTGCAGTATTAAGAAACAAATTAAAATTTGGTGCAGAGGGTACAGCATTTTTAGGTGCTTTAACTTTAGTAGGTCCATCATTAAAAGGCACATCTAAAGCCATTGGACTTGCATCCACAAAAGTTGTTGGTCCTACATTAACTGGTATGTCTAAAGTTTTAGCAAGTGAAAAGACAGGTTTACCACAAACATTTAGAGCTGTATCAAAAGGTATAGATAAGGCACTAACAAAAACAGGTATACCGAACTCAGATCTTTGGAAGTTTTCAGAGTATGGATTAAATGTGAAGACATCTATATTAAGAGCGATAGATCAATTTGCACAAAATTTTAAATCAGGTGGTCCTTTCAATGTTCAAACTAGAAACGAATTAAAAAAATTAGATGGTTTAAATAAGTCAGCTAAAAAATCTACAGATATATTTATGAAAGACTTAGATAGACAAATGTACAAGATGGCAGAGGCAGGTTTTAACGACATATTGTTTAATTCAACAACTGCAACAAACGCGCTTAGACAGTGGGGTAAAGTGTTAGAATATATGAGAGGTAATATAAAATTAGAACAATTACCAAAACCATTACAGTCTTCTTCTTTTGCAATTAGAAAATTAATTGATGACTATACTACAGAGCTATCACCTATTTTAAAAACTATGAATGTAAAAGATGATCTTATAAAAAACATGGGTAGATATTTACATACATCATATGAGATATTTAAAAATTCTAAATTTAGAGTTGATAAAGAAACTTATCAAGGCGGTATAGATTATTTTGTAAAACTGTTAAAATCATTTAACAAAGACATCGCACCGTCGGAGTCAAAACTACAAGCAACAGCTCTTGTTAATAGAATACTTGCAATAGGTAGAGCAGAAGGATCTACACCTGCGCAAAGATTAAAAGCAATAGCTAACGCTGCACAAGAATTAAAAATACCAAAAACTACATTTAATAAATTTTTTAGTGATGAACAATATTTACCCGATGCGGTCGCAAAACTATTGGGAAGAGTAGATGATCCAAAACAAATTATTATGGATACAATTGTAGAAATGGCACACACAGCAAACAGTGCGAAAGCATACAGAGAAATAGCAGAGTTTGGTATGAATAAATTTATATTTCCTAACAGACAAGCATATTTAGATTTTGCAAGAAAAAACGGTATACAATCTCCTAGAGATTTAGTTGAGATAAATGTTTCTAGACCTTACAATTTAGATTTAAATAAAATATTTAGAATTGGTAAACAACCAATGTTAACTTTACCAGAGATAGCAAAAGCCATGAAAGACAATACATTGATTATGGACACATTATTAAAATTACCGTTTATGAAATCTGCACTTGCAATTAAAGCAGGGGTACAGATGAACAAAACTGTATTATCTTTAATGACGCAAATGCGTAACATTACAACAGCTGCCATGTTTGCAACTGCTAATGGACACATTGGTAAAGGTGCAAGTGTTGCAGATAATTTTAGAATATTGTTTGATGACTTTACTGGTAAAAACAAAGATCCACAAAAATTAAAAGAAGTTTTAGAAGAAGCACTAGAAAATGGTGCAATAGATTCATCTACAATTGCACAAGAATTAGAACAATTAATACCTGAACTTATGGGTCCTACAAAAACTTTAGGAGGAAAGACAATTGTTCAAGGTAAAACATCAGACCAAATTATAGAACAATTGTTTACAAGAAAAGGTGCACTAGGAAAAGTTGTTAATAAGGCAATTGAATCGTATCAATTAGGGGATAACTTATGGAAGTTGTTTGGTTACAATTATGTAAAATCACAATTAACTCCTGCATTAAAAAATATGGATGATGTTAAAAAATATTTTAAAGAAATATATAAATATGATTTTAAACCTACAAGAGCAGATGGCACAAAGAAAACTTTGTCAGATGCTATAAAAGAAATAGCTGGTATTGAAATAAGAGATACTTATCCAAATTATTCTATGATACCAACAATAGTTCAAAACGTTAGAAAGTTTCCTTTACTTGGTAATTTCGTAGCTTTTATGTCTGAGATGTATAGAAATTCTTTTCAAATTGTAAGAGGTGGACTTCGTAAAATGCAATCAACTAATCCATATGTAAGACAGATAGGTGCAAGACAATTAATAGGTTTTACAACAACGGTTGGTATAGCAACACCAGTTGCAATGCAATCTGCACAAAAAATGACAGGTATTACGGAAGAAATGTATGATGCATATAAAAATAGATTTGCACCGGAATATGAAAAAACATCAGATATGATGCCGGTAACACAACAACAAGAAGATAGATCTTGGAAAGCAAGTAACCTGTCATATCTTGTACCATACGCTGATGTAACAGCACCATTTAAAGCCGCAATGCAAACATTGGCAGAAGGTAAAGATACAGATCAAAGCACAGCGTTGTTGTTTGCTAAAGCCATGAAAGCATTTGTAATGAGAGGAATAGAACCTTTTGTGTCACCGTCGATTGCAGCTGAAACATCATTTGAATTAACACCTAACGAAGATTTACAATTTAGAACTAAAGCAGGTGGACTAATAGCAGATATAAAAAATGATCCTGATTGGTTTAGTAAAGTTTTGTATCACACATATAGAAAAGTTACACCTACAACAATAAGAAGTGCAGAAGAAATTATACAAGCTATTGGTGGAGATTTATCTAAGTCTGGTGTTAAAAGAGATTTATGGGATACGGTTACAAAAATATTTACAGGTTTTAGTGTACAAAAACAAGACCCATATCAACAAATGAGATTTAGAATTGGTGGTTATGCGGGAGACATAGCGAATGCAAGACAAGCTTTTACAAATGATATTATTAGTGCAAAAAATTTACAAAAAGATTTACAACTATTACAAAGAGGATTACCCGCAGAAACTTTTCCAAAAGAATATGAATTGTTACAATCTAATAATTATAGAATATTATCTGAAGTATACAAAGATATACAAGCATTACGTGTAATGAATTTTACAGAAAAAGAAATAAAAGATCTTATTTCAGGTAGAAGAGCATTATCTAAAAAAGATGTTAGCAATGTAATGTCTGGATTTTTTTATCCAGAAAACGTACCAAATTTTAAAAAAGATTCTGCTGTTAGAAATGCAATTAAAAATATAAACAGAGAGCTTGGTACAGAATACACTGTAAGTGATTTTATTAATAAATCAGAGTTAAATGCTATTAGAAGAAAATATTTAAACATACCTCTTGGTTTGTCAGAAGAAGAACGAGAAGAGTTTTTAAGATCTACAACTGAAAGAAAATTTGAAATTAAAGAACCTGCAATTGAAAAAAGATTTGAATTAATAGAAGACCAACAAAGCAAAGCACAACCACCATTACCTGCGTCAAACTTTTTACCGGACCCACAAATATCTAATATGTTTGCACAAAACGTTATCCCAACAACGGGCTTGACATCTACAGAGACAGCATTACTATCACCTGAAGAACAAGTTATAGCAAAGAGGTTAAGAACATAATGCCTAACGGAGATAAACTTAGACCAAAGAATACAAGAGAGCATTTACTTGCTATCTATGGATATATTACAGGATTAAAAAAGGACGTAAAACATATGCATGAAGGTGTTCACGATTTGGGCGGTAAGATAGACAAGATCTATTGGGTGTTATTGGGTACTGT